GGAGGGCGAATAAAGCCCGCCACTTTCCGCTCTCCGAATTGAGGTAGTCGACCTTAGCCATCAACCAATCCCGGCGACGGCACATAGCTCGGTAGAACGCGAGGGGGGAAGCTCTCAAGAGGCGGCCTTGAGCGCATATCCCGGCGTATACCCACCGGAGGCACCAAAGGACGCCTCTAAGGGCCGCAGAGACGCCCGCAAACGGCCAATGCCAGACGACGAGAACCGGGAGCCGTAGGAACAGGAACCGAAACGCTGACACGATAGAGTTAATCATCGTCGTCTCCGATCCCACCTCTTGATCTGTCCAGTCTCTGATCTAGGCCAGAGAATCTGCGGTCAACGGCGGCACAACGATCTCTCCAAATGCGTGACCACTCCCCCCATCTATCGCGATTCTCACGCTCTAGCCTAGATACGGCCTCCATGAGCCGTCCAGCACGGACGGCGACAGCTAGGAGGGACACGGTTATTAGCAAACCGCCCCCGACGACGGCACCTATGAGCGAAGCGATCTCAGAGTCCATTAGACCGTCACTTCGGTAATGCCGAGCGTCCCGGTGCAGGATTGATTCTCGGCTGCGCCGCTAGTCGGCTCGATCGTGAGCTTGTACGCATGGGAGGAGGTATCGCCCGGTGCGCGGAGTACCTGGAGGATCACATACTTACCGGGGCCGATCGACGTCTCGGTCTCCAGGGTTGTCGTGTCCACGTCGAGACGAGCCGTATAGGTGGCACCAGCACCGACCGTCCCTCCACAGATCGCGACGGCAGAGACGACCAGGGCATTGTTGCTATCGTCGAGTGTATGTGACACCGAAATGATGTCCGTCTCGGAGGTGCCGACGTTGACGCCGGAGGTGATCGACGACAGGACGAGAGTCCCGCCGTGGATACCCTCGGCCTCGGCCTCCTGAGACATCGTATGAACATGGTTCCCGGCTGCCGCCTTCACGGAGGTCGTGCCAAGGCTCCGGAGGCTAGCCGTTCCCGCGGACGCATCTGCCTGGGTCAGATTGACCACGCTCGACCCGTACCAGAGGAGGTCGTTCCCGTTCCGTTGCAATTCCCCGGCAGCGTCAGGGTTCGCCGATTGATCCGCGAACGTGAGCGTCGCCAGGGCCGCGAGGGTCAAGCCGGACATCGACGCCCCTCCCTGACCCGCCGCTCCGGTATGCGTATGAGTCGAGAGGACGTTGAGGTTGTCCCTCACGTCGACGTTCAGCATCGCTGCCGTCACGATGTCCGAGCTAATGCCCGTCCAGTCTCGCGGAGTCGTCCAGGCCATATGCCTCTCCTATTGAGCCGGGAACCGGAACGGGAACTCATAGACGAAGCCCTTGCTGACGATCCGCGACAGCCAGAGAAGCTGAGGCGGTGGGGATCGTCTCGCCTGTCGGATCATCGGTCGGGATGTCACGGTCGTCATGCCCATTAGTGCGTATGATTCCCCGCTGCCGCTTGAGTTGATCCGGAGCCGAGCGACCGGAGCGATGCCGTCCCGGCGACCGCGTCGGCGTAGAGGCCGACGAGCGCAGCCCCGTAATAAACGAGATTGTTCCCGTTGCGCTGGAGGCGTCCCGCCGTGCCTGGGTTACCGCTCTGATCTGCCAGTACCGGCACCGCTAGGGCTGACAGGGAGACGCCGGAGAGCGTCGCGGAGCCGTTACCCGCGGCCCCGCTGTGCGCGTGGGCTGACAGGACATCCTCGTTCGCTTTGATCTGGGCGTTGAGGATCGCGGCTGTCACCATGCTACTCGTCCAGCTTTTCGGTGTTGTCCAAGCCATCTGTATGCCCTAGCTATACCCTAGTTATGCCCTAGCTGTGTCTCCCAAAATCCCCCCAAAGTCTCCAAATGTCCCCCAAATACCCCCCAAATACCCCCGAATGTCCCCCGTAAAACGCCCGAAAGCCCCCTCGGATATGTTAGAAGGCCGGGACGGTCGAGGTGCCGAGGACACCGACGCCCAGTACCCAGAACTGGCTATAGCCGCCTGACGCGGGCGATAGCTGCCACGAGGTGACGTGTTCCTGTCCTCCCGCCGAGACCTTGTGCCTCTCGGACTCGATGAAGAAATCTTCGGAGACGCCGAGCTTTGCGTCGTTGCTGGCCGTGACAGTGATCCTGTCGGAGAGATCGCGGTTCAGAACATGCCCGATATTGCCGGGAGTAGATGCCGGGACGGTCATCGTCAGGATGTTCGTCGGCGAACCGGCCACCGAGACCTGATACTCGCACCAGTCCTGCGCCTCGGAGGTCGTCGGGATGAACTTGGTCTTGGCGACGTACTTCCGCTCCCCGTAGATGCCCTGGGAGACCGTGTCGATGGCCCGAACGATGCAGGGATTCTTCGTCGATACCGCCGTCCCTCGCGCCTGGAGTTTCGTGACGTATCCGTCCGATCCGGTCGCCGAGTTGGTTAACGTGATCGCCATCCGCTCCGCCGTCTTGGTCTGGGTCACGGTGATGTCCGACGTCAGGTTAGTACCGCCTCCGCCAGATGCGGAGTTGAGAAGGTAGTCGGTCGTTGCCGCCGGGGTCGTCCAGGCGTCGACCTCCATCGCGCTGTTCGCGGCGTCCGGGTTAGGGAACTCGGCCTCAAATGTCTTCGCCTCACCAGGGGCCAGGGTGGGCGAGGCTGATCCCGTCTCTGGATGCGTCCAGAGTACCGCGACCGATGCCGTGTCAAAAGTTCTCGCGGTCGCCTCCACGTGATTGACTATCGTCGAGAGCGGATCAACCTGGGCGATAGCCTCAAACGTATGGGTCGCTCCGTCGGCATCGGAGAAGGTCGCCTGGGAGGTCGTCGAGGCCGTCTCGGTCAGCCGGTGATACCGGCTCTCAAAGGCGATCTGGCCGGTCTTGCTCTCCTTGATGAACCCCGCCTCCGCCTCCTCGACCAATCTGAGCGCATCGATGGCTTTCTTCCGCGACATCCAGAACCGCGAGATCGTAGTCTGGCCGGTATCGAGATCCCGGTCGCCTGCATCCGTCCAGCCGACGTCGTCGAGGATATCCCCAACGGCCTGATCCGTCCGGCGGTTAGTCTGCGAAGCTAACTGGGTTTCAAACTGGTTCAAATAACCGAGCGTTCCGAACGCGGTCAGGGTCGCCGTCTTGCGACCCTGAGCCGCCGGGGACGGTTTGATCCGGTCGAGCTTACCCTGCCACCTGACCCCGTCATTGAACGCAATCGGGAACGTGTACGGGAACGATCCCGATCCGGCCTGGAGTTGGATCGAACGACCTGGGAGGATGCTGCCAGTCAGGGCCGAGGACGTATTACTCGGCGAGTATTTTCCGTTGGTATTGATTAGCGTGGCGGTGAGCTTACCAGCGACTGATCGCCCCTGGAGGGCTGACGCATAGTCCCGCCCGCGACTCCATTCGACCGACAACGTGTCGCCGGAGATGTCGTCGTTGGAGTCGGTGAAGTCCCCGTCGTTGTTCCAATCGACGAGGAGCGTATAACTACCCGGCATCGCCCGCCTCTACTGCCGCCAGGGCGTCGACACTGCCGTTGCGGGTCGCGAGTTCAGTCTGTAGCTCGACGACCAGACGCTCGGCGATAATCCGGCGCAACTGTTCAGCCGCCATTGGATTCTGAGCCAGTAGCACCTGAAGGTCTGGGTCTGTGATCTGGTTGTTTTGCTGAGTCATGTTTCTACCTCTACGCTGAGTCTGAGCCGTCCCAGGCCGCTATATCTGCGCCGACAGTTGTGGCGTTGGCTTTGACCGCCGTCATCTTCGTCGTCGCGATGTCAGTCTTCCAATCGCCGGACTGAGAACGATACTCGTTCAAGCCGTTGATCGCCGCATTAACCGCGCTTCTCTTTGCCGCCAGAATGTCCAGTGCTTCGTCGTTCGTCATCTCTAAGCTCCTAGTGCCTGCTCGATTCGTTTCAGTCTCGCGTCCATCGCCTCGTTCTGGGCGTCCAACCGCTCACGGTTTTGGTAGATTCCACCAGCCAGCAATCGTACCATCGGCTGGAGGTTCATGTGGTAGCCACTCGATGCCCCTGGAACCTCGGACACGACGCCCATGTCCACCATTCTATCAAGACTGATTTGCCGTTCCTCGGCATTGGTAAACCTATCAGACTGCATGTGAGCGTACCGCTGAAGCTCTACCGGGTCATCGTAATCGTCGAATAGGTCAACCTGTGCCGCTGTTCCAGAGCCTGAGAGGTCAACGCCAAGGACACCGTTGCCGTGGATGGTCATGCGGGCGTCTATCGATCCTGCTGTATTCCGGGTAGCGAAGTTTAGCGTGGTTGTATCAGCGGCTGAACTTTCCTCCGCCCAGACGGTATATACATACGCCATAGTCTGCCCTGTCGTGTGTCCGTAGAACGCCATCATCGGGCCGACGCCGTTGGCTTTGGTTTGGAGGTTCTTCTGCTTGTAGCCGATCTGCGTTGTTCCGCCCGTTACCGTGGCCTCAATCAATCCACTCCTGAGACTGGTAGAGTCCCAGTCGTTACCGCTGGCGGCGACGTTGAGGAGGTCGCCGGAGGAGTTCAGGTCGACATCCCCAGCAAAGGTCGCCGAGAGGTCATCAGAGAGCGTCAACGCCGTCGCAAGAGCGTTGAGGGAACTACCTGAGCCGCCAGCGTTTGCAGTCTGGAAAATAATGTCGCCACCAGCACCAGAGCCTTTGCCCTGACCACCTTGGAAGGTTAAGGCTCCTCCAGCTATATTGTTCGTAGTGCCTGCGGTCGTTGCCCCGGCGGACATTGTGAGAACCGTCCCGGCAGCATCGTGCGCTGCGGCGGTGGGGATCAACTTATTGCTTGAGAACAACAGGGTCGTTTCTGCCTGGATTGCACTGGCCCCGTTGCCTGTTAATACGGCGTTTGTCAAAAGGGTGCTGACTCCCGTGCCGCCGTAAGCCACGCCGACGTCCGTCCCCTGCCAGACTCCCGTCGCTATCGTTCCAACACTTGTTAGGCTTGAAGCCGTCACCCCAGAGGCCAGGGTTGAACCGGACAACGCTCCGGCACTGATCGTCCCTCCGCTATTCGATGCCGCGTGAGCATGATTTGCGTTCGCGAAACCGGTCGAGCTTATCGTCGGAGTCGTGAGGGTTAGACCGGCCAGGGTAGCCGACCACGCCGGAATACCCGATGCAAGATGCAGGACAGTGTTGTCCGCCCCCCTGCCGAGCCGGGACAGTTGGGAGGAGCTTGCCGCATAGACGATGTCGCCCGTCGCCTGAGAGTTGAGGACGTGCGTGCCGACCGCTTCCCATTCAGCCTGGGTTAGCTCTGTTCCTACGGAGCCGTGTCGCAGTTCGTTTGCCATATAGTGACCTCTATGCCGTCGCTAGGATACCGCCGAACCCGCCACGGCGGACTCCGTCCTGTATCGCCTCGGTAACTCGCTCCTCAAAATCGTCGAACCCGTAAGTCGGGCCGAGGATGTTGATCGTGAGAGTTGTCGCCCCGACTCCTCCACCCCTACCAAGCGGCACAACTGCCTCTGGGCCAGCCTCGCCGATCATTGCGAGGGTGGGCTTGCTTACGATCCCGCCCTCCGCCAGCTTCGGGATCAGCGGGAGATTGATACCGAACTGCTTCCCGCCGAATCCTGGCACCCATTTCGGGATTTTAACCGATATTTTGTTGAGTCCTCCGATGATCGCATTAACCGCCGTTATCCAGACATTCACATAACCCTTCAGCGCGTCGATTACGAGCTTCACAGGGGCTTCTAAAGCCCCCCAGACGGTCTCCCACGTTGTCTTGAAGGTTCCGACAATCTTGTCCCAGTTCTTGAAGATCAAGATGGCCGCAACGATTGCCGCAATGATTCCGAGGATAATGAGACTAATCGGCCCCATCGCGATATTTAGAGCCGTCATGGCCGCCGCACCGGCACTCGTGGCCGCTGTCTGGAGGACTGTTATCGCCGTCTGGATCACCTGCGTCGATCCCATAGCGGCAATCGCGGTAGTCAACGCCGGGATCATAATGACGAGCGGGCCGAGGGCTGTCGCGAAGCTGCCAATCGGCGAGAGCGAAGCCTTGACCTTGTTTTTCATAATGTCGAACTTATCCGACATCGTCAGGGTCGACTCTGCCATCTCCTTTACCTTGCCGTCACCCTGCTCCATCGCAGTGACCATATCCGACAGGCTGAAAACACCTTTGTTTATCGCATCGACGAACCTGATCCCGGCACCAGCCCCGAACGCATCCGTGGCAATAGCCATTGCCTCGCTCTCGGTCTCCGCGTTCTTGATGGAGTCGATCATGCCCTGGAGACCGGCCTGGATATCCGTTACTCCTTCATCGGCCAGCTTCTTGACGGCGGTATTTAGGCCGGGCATCATCTTGGACGCACTAAGCCCCGCAGCCTCCATATTCGCGACGAGGGCGGTGGCCTCGTCAACATTTAGCCCCAAAGCTGCCAGTTGAGGCCCGAATTTAACAACGGTGTCCGCTAACGTGGTCATCGGAACGCCCACGGCCTGGGAGGCAACCATTAACCGGTCGAGAGATAATCCCGCACTGTCGGTGTCCTCGCCGAACGCGATCAGGCTATCGGTAACCGCCTTGATCAGCGGCCCGGTCTCCTCGCCCATTATTCGACCGGCATCGAGAAAAGCCTTCGTGACCTCCTCTAATTCTTCGCCCTCTAGTCCAAGCTCAGTGTTGACGTCAGCGATAGCAGAGGACACTGCTGCTGCGTCCTGCGGGACGGTGGCCCAGACGTCCTTGAACGACTGGGTCAGCCCCTCTAGTTGCTCCCCACTCGCGCCGGTTCCCGCGGCGATTGTGTTCGTGGCTTCCTGATACTCCTGGCCGAGTTTCGCTGCCGCTCCAGCGGCAAGCGTTATCCCTCCAGCCGCTACCGCGACGCCCTTCATGGCAGTGGAGAACTTCGCCCCCATGCCCTTGACGTTTTTCTCCGCCGTCTTGGTATCGGCGTCGACCGTTATAGTGACTGTATTAGCCACTAGACTCTTCCTCTATTTTGCCCTCGGCAATGATCGTCAGCATCCGTAATATTCCAACGTCCTCCGACATGACCGCTGACGGCAGACAGCTATACCGCTGGCAGATGCCGTCGATGATCTCGGCCCGATCTAGCTCGACCGGTTTCTTCACCGGCCTGCCGTCCTGGTATGTCCCGCCCCGCACAGCCTTCCAACGAGCTATGTCGAGGCTGAGAGTTCCCCCGGCGTAGTCGCCGCCTCAGTCCAGGCTCCGAGGATCGCCGTGCCGAGCGAGGGAGGTAGGGACAGGAACCCCGCGGCGTCCGGATTTAATACCGTCCCGTCCTCGTCTTGGAGGTTCCACGACTCCAGTACCTCGTCGCCGAACATCTGGAACGCGGCACGGAGGTTGGAGGCGTTATCCTCGGACGCTGTCGCGAGAGCCTGCAAGTCTAGGAACGTGCGGAGATCAACGTCGAGGCGGGCCTCGATATGTATCCCTTCATAGTCAGGATCGGCGAACTGTAGAATAGCCCGCCGACGCTGTACCGTGTACGGCCTGACGCCGTTCGTACTGACTACCATTAAACCGTCGTCCAGGCAGGAACCGTGCCATCGGCGAGGTTCAGAGTCGCCGACCAAGTCAACGTACCGTCGCCGCCCCTAGTGATCGCGTAGCTTGCGACCTGCATCTCCATTGCCAGCTTGGGATTGCTTGAGGAGTTGCCGCCGATCCTTAGATCGAACGTCCGAGTTCCGGTGCGGGTCTTGAAGACATCATGACTTTTGTTCGACGCGGCGTTGAAGAAGCCGTTGACCGTCACGTCCCCGTCGCTCATTCCGGTGATCCGCTCTCGCGCCGACTTGTCGAGGCCGGTAGTCTCGACCAACTCCTGCGCCATGTTGATCCCGTAGTCCCCGACGTCGTTGCTGATGTCTCTGGCCGTTCCGCCGCTGTCGTCAATTGCCAGATAATCGCCCAGTCCAGTTTGCTTCGCCATTAAGACCTCCTATAATCTTGCGAACCCTACTGCTATAACCGCGTCACTAAACGTGCCAGTTGTTGTAACTTTTATATACCTCTGGACTGTTCCTTCCATCGTTAATCTTTCCGCTGCCGGAGCCGCCGCCGCCGCCACGGTTGAGAACGTCATAAAGTTGGAATATGAACCACCGCTGGAGGTAGATTCCTGTAGGTTTACCGTGACACTACCAGAGGCAAGGCTGAAGATTTGGAGATACCCGGCCCCGCCGTTAGAGGATGACGCTCCACTATCAACCACAGTGCCGGAGCCAGCCGACGAATGAGTGTCATCGTGGGCGGTTAGCATCGCCCCAAACTCTAGCCCTAATCCATCTGAGGTCGTATACGTTGCGCTTGCAGATATCGCAGAACCAGGAGAACGGGTCGTGCTGTATGTTCCCTGCTTGCTGACAAGCCCGACGCAGGGATCACCTACGGCTGAACCCATCGGGACAAGTACTTCCTGATCCGCCGTCGGGAGCTTGCCGGAGTTGGACGACCAGACGGCATGCTGCCGGGAGGATGCCGGGTCGAAGAACGCATCAACGCTAATCTCCCCGTCGACGATCCCGACGATTCGTTTCTTAGCCGAGACGTCGAGTGTCGTTACGTCGAGGAGTTCGTTGGTGTAGCCTAGACCGGACAGGGCATTAGCATCGCCGGACAGGTCATATCCTTCGACGTAGAGCCGGACGTTTAGTCCATTTACCTTAGCCATCTATGGCCTCCATAATTAAACCGCTCTAAGAGCCTCCTACGGGCCTCTACGGCGTGATCGTAACCTCGCCCAGTAGCTCCATCTCATAAGGGACGGAGACCGTCCGGAATACCCCGCCGCTCATGTTGGTATAGCCGATAGTCGCGGCCCCGACCGACGAGTCGGTGACGTTGCCGCCGAGATCGGCGTCTGATCGGAGTTGACTGTCGATCTGAACCATCGCGTCCCAGACCTCCTCCTCGATACTTTCCCGAACGTCCGGCGAGTCCTGCATCCGGAAGTACGCCCGGACGGTTACCGATACCCGCGACCCGATGTCTCCGAGGGTCTCAAAGTCGTTACGTCTACCCGTCAGCCAGAACGCCAGCAACGGCGTCCCAGAGATCGCCAGCGGTTCCCCGCGATAGACCGCGACGAAGGCGGGGTCAGAGATCGCCGCGAGGAGCGTGTCGATCTGGGCCAATGCCCCCGACCGGCTCAATCGAACGCCTCGATGAGTGCGTCCCCGATATAATCCTCGTATAGTTGCGGATTGTTGTTGATATGATCATATGCGTTCTGGAACATACCGTAGCCTGGGAAACCGGGTCTGGCTCGGTTCCGGCTACTGATCCCCTCGACCCAACTGGAATATATGAGGTTCGACCCGTACTGCGCCTCGCCTGCATCGACCTGGACGAGATAATCTTGCACCTTCGACGCCATTACCTGACCCCGGAGCTTACCTGTAACCCGACCGTGGCCGGGGTATAGCTCCTCCTTGACCCGGTTCGCCCCTTCAAACGTCGCGAGATCGAGAAGTCCCCGATTCACCGCCTCGGCGAATCCGAGGCTGACCTGGGCTCCAGTCTCAAACATCGGCCCTTTGAGTTTGAACGAGGTCGTCGGTGTCGCCATTAGAAGAAGACCCCGTTGCTGGTGCCGGTCACCTGATACTGGCGGAGGGTCATCAGGATCGAGTTGATCTCCCCGGCTGCCGACGTGATCGCGGCAGCCCCGGAGCCGATAGTCGTGACGGCTCCCAGGTCTCGGTCGCGGAACACAATCTTCGACAGGTCGAGACAAGCCTGGACGATAAGCTCCGGATAGTCGTACCGGTAGAGGGACGCACCACCGCTATGAGTCGCCGCAGTTGTGCCGTTGACGCCTCGTTCCACCGTGAGCGTGTTCCCGCTGATCGCCGTGACGTATAGCTGCTCGGAGTCGATGAGGATCGTCTGAGCGGGGCCGAGATTGGTCGCCGAGGTTACCGACGCGGATGTCGCCGTCGTGGACGATATAGCGTCGGAGGTCGTTACCGAGACCGTGTCGGCGGTGTAGCCCCAGGAGCCGAGGATCGAGAGGGTCTGCTGGCCTGCATCGAAGCCCTTCGTCGTGTCCTCGTTCAATTTCAGAATTGTCTTCGGGGTCGAGTTATACGGCATTAGGAAAAAGTCGTTGGCATGTCCCTCGGTTAACGTCTCCGAGGTGGCCCGGTCTGTTCCTCCGTATGCCGTGACCGTCGTCGGGCTGACGATCCAGCCGTCGAGCGGGATAACGCCGGGAGTCGACATCGTGGTCGCGAGATCGGAGACCGCGACGGTCTGGTACTGCGGAGAGTCCCGTAGGCTACCGGAGCCGATGTCGTAATACCGGGTCTCGGTCAGAGGCCCGAACGTTCCGCCTCCACAGTAGTCGTCGATCCTCCGGCTTGCAGCCTCAAGGATGCGCCGTATTGAACCCGCGTCAGACGTCCAGCCGGACGAGTAGCTCGTCCCGGCGAGGTAGTCGCGCAGATCGTCAGCGGTAGCGTAAGTATGGCGGGTTGCCACCTACTTGTTCTCCTCGGTATCGGCCTGCTTGTTTACTGCCGCCTTGGAGACCTTGAAGTAATCAGGGTACTTCTTGAGAAGCTCTGCCGGGACATCGTAAGTCCGCCCCAACTCATAGACCTCTCCCGTGGCTCCGAACGTCACGTTAACCAGGCTTTTCGCTTTAGGCATACATGTCCTCCCGGCCAGGGCGCGGGGCCGAAGCCCCACGCCCCACCCGCCTCCGCCGCTTATGCGGCTCTTGAAATCTTGAACGCTGCCGCAAGTCCGACCTGACCGTCACCCCGCCTGCTGGCGAACATGCCGACCTGATCGTTCTCCATGTACAAACTGTCATTCCGACGGATCGTGAATCCGACCCTGTCGAAGATGTAGTACTGGCGGAAGTCACCGAAGATCGCGATCTTCTCGGTGCTGGTGATGCTGCCACCCAATCCGCTGACGACATCGGTGTCCACCACTGGCCGACCCAGGATGAACGCGGACGGAGCAGTGGTGATGTTGGCAATGCCAGTGACACCGTTTCCGGTGACTTGAATCTGGTTAATCAGCGAGTTGATCGCCGACTTCATGACCCAGGTGCTGTTCGCCCGGTGCTGGGCTTCCAGGGCGTAGAACGTACCGATAAGGTCTGCCACGACGACACTTGTCGATCCGGCCATCGTGTAGAACGCCACGTCGGAATCGGACATGATCCCTGCGTATTGTGTGGTGTTGTTCCCGCTGATAATGCCCACGTCCTCAAATCTACCCGCTGACTCCTGGAATATCTGAGTCAGCAGAGCCGGGAGATTGATCGCCGAGTCCTCCAGTAGCTCCCGCGTCACCTTGACCAGCCCGCCGGACTTCTCCAGCGAGAAGGCGACCTGCCCCACGGTTGGAGTCTGGTCGCTGTACGCGGCCTCCTCGGCTATCGCGGCCCATGTCGCCGATCCCATCGTGGGAACGTAGCCGTCTTTGGAACTGACGCGTATGACGGTGCACAAAGGCCGTAGCTGTGAACCCGGTACTCCTGGGTCGTGGATCGTTTGGGAAATGAACTGCTCCGGAACAAAAAAACCGCCCTCGGCGTCCGTTTCCTCCTGCATTGCCTTAACTTCGTCCAAAGTTGCGGTCTTCCAGAACACGTCGTCGGACGGGCTGCGGAGCCACTTCACGAACGTGTCGGTCTGGAACCTGGCCTCTTCCTTTTGGGTGACTCCCATCTGCTCCTGCACCCACATGGGCTGCGCCATTGCGGGCATTCCCTTGACCCAGGAACTGGGCTTGTACGACGCCTTGTTGATCGCGCCGGTGTCGTTCGGATCGTATACCGCGACGTC